TAACTAAGTTCTGTACCATGCCTCTACTCTTCAGTATATTTTTAAGTTCTACTTTAGTAGGTGCTGTGATTACCTCGACTCCATCCATGTGTTCAATAGTTAATGAGTATCCCTTCGGAGTCTTCATCTTCCTGACGGTAGGTTCAAACATCTCTTGTAACTTATCTTGTAGCTTTGCTCGGATTGCGTTTAACTTCTGCTCCAGTTGTTCAGCTTTATCTATATCAAAAGCAAAGCCTTGGCTCTCTTGTAATCTGATGATGTAAGCAAACCAATGTTCAATAGCTAACATCTTTCTACTAGGTTCAAGCTTAGTTAAATATTCATACAAGGTCTTGGTTACTAACACATCTCGTTCACAATACTTCTTCATCTCTTCGTTGTAGTGATCGAATGCACCCTCCTCTTCTCCGTAAGTAAGCTTTAACATCTCACCCATCCTGTGTCCCCAAGCTTTCAAGCTGTGACTGCCTATCATAGAAGGGTCAAAGTTCTTACGCTTGAAGTCATCTTCTCTAAGGTCAGGATGTACACATCTACTAATAACAAGAGAGTCTTGTACTCGGACCAAAGGTGGATGGAAGTTGTACAACTTAGCTAACGCAGGTAGATCAAACCCTATCACATTATGTCCTATGATCTTGTCTGCTTTGCTTAACATATTAAGTCCTTCCTTTATCCCTTCACCTTCAAAGGTAATCATCTTAGCTGCTATAGGATCGTAGATCGACAAGCAATGACAGACCTTGAGGTCACTCAGATTAGTGAAGTCCTCAATGCCGTTGGTTTCTATATCAAAGAATAGTATTTTCATTTTATTAAAACGGATCTTTACCGTTGGTTGTTATTGTTTTGTCTTTGAATACATTCTCATCTTCTGTGTATCTGCCACTGTCTTGATCGTAGAACAAGGTAGTAGCTAGTCCAGTTTCTCCTGAGAATCTATTCTTCAGCACCCTTACTTTTGTTTCATTATTGTTTTCTTTTTGTTGGTTTCTCTCTAGTCCTATGACCATATCACTAAGTTGTGGTATTGAATGACTACCTCTAAGGTCTGCAAGTCTAGTGACTCCTCCTTCCTCATGTCCTCCACCATTCGGTGGTCTTCTAAGATGAGATACTAACACCATTCCACATCCTGTCTCTTCCACTAAGCTTCTAAGTTGTGTCATCGTGTTATCAATTAACCGTCGTTCATCATCTCCTTGGATACCACTTACTACAATAGATAGATGGTCAAGGAATATCCACTTACAACCTAGTCCTTTGCACAGGTATCGAATCTTACTTAACAAGTTATCACTCTCCGTACTTCCGAAGTGGTCATAGGTATAGAAGTTCTTGTCACCCATCGTCTCATCGAATGCTTTGCGTAACTCCTCCTCCTTTAAATCATTCTCAAGGTGAAGTGGTTTGTTAAGATGAATACCTAAGATGCCAAGTGCAGTTCTTCTTACTGATTCTTCCAGTGCTATATAACCTACCGTCTCGCCAAGTCCGAGGAGATGGTGACAGACTTCACGACAGAACAAGGACTTACCAATCCCTGAACCAGCACAAAGTGTCACCAACTCTCCTCGTCTTATACCGTGTGTCATACCATTTAAAGAAGCATATGGATAAGGTTGTGACTCAGAAGTATCCTCCTTTATAACAGCTTGCCATATATCTTCTCCTCCCACTATCCCATCAGGTCTATACTCTCTCGCTTGCCATAGACAATTCACCAACTCCTCGCTACGCTTTGCCACTAACATATCATTAGCATCCTTTAGTGGCAGTTCAGCTATGTATGCTTTACCAGGAGTTAAAAGAGCAGCACATTTTGCAGCCCCATCTCTTCCTGGATCATCATTATCAAAGCAGAAGATTACTTTCTCAAAGCTTTCCAACCAATCAATTGCTTGACTGACATACTTCTTTGCTCCTCCTGCTCCGTTAGGTACACTAACTACAGCCCATTTGTTTCCGAAAGCTTGACTAACACTTAACGCATCAATCTCTCCTTCACATACTACTACTCTTCTTCCACCACTACTCCAAAGGTGCTGTCCATATAAGCCATACAGCTCTCCTTTGATAGAAAAAGTTTTGTTAGCGAATCGTAGCTTCTGTGCAACAAGTGCTCCGTTCCTACTTTTATAGTTAGCAATGTGTACAGGTTCTCCGTTGTGAGTTCCAATGTGATACCCCCACTTCTGACAAGTCTCCTTTGTTAAGTTTCGTCGAGCTATCTCCTGTGCTTTGCCTGTGATAAATGAAGTATTGTTGGTTGTAGGTAGTGTCATAGTTTGTTGTCTGCCTCGACTGTATGAATCACAGCTGAAACATTTTGTGCTTCCGTCGTCGTTGACTGCAAGAGCGTCACTCGATCCACACTTTGTACACTGCTGATGCGTTCTAGTGAAAGCCATTGTTTTGGTATTTGTTTATGTGCATATAATATTCCTTTCTTTTCACACCACATCGCATAGGTAGTCTTACTTCCTTTACGAATCTTGTTGTAAGCATTTTGAAATAACAACCTAATGTCTAAGTCAGGATGTTGTTCCTTGATTAACAAATGTTTAGTCCTGTCCTCCGTGACCCACCTCCCCTTGGTTTCAATAATGATTCCGTTGGGGAGGATGAAGTCAGGAGTGTAGGTACTAAGACGCTTGTACTCGATCACTAACGATTCGTACTTGTACTTTATACCACACCGTCTTAATTGTGATGCTATTCTCTCTTCAAATCCAGACCTAAAAGTCTGCTTTGATAATGTCTTCTTCTTCGGCATCAAGTGCTTGGTCTAAGTTTTCACCTCCGTTTACATAGCCTCCTTCAACTTCAGTAAATCCAAAGCTTTCAGCTGCTTTCTCACTTAGGCTACCATCACTCAACTCGATGACTTGACAAGCAAGTAAGTCCAGTGACATTCCAAAACCAAGTGCAGGTACAAACCAAAACCGTGGACGAAAAGCTAACTTAACCTTTGATCCACCTCGTACTAATGTATCCTTTAAAGGGTTACCTTGTGAGTCATACAAAGCAATAGACTTAGCAGCTCTTGGGTCTCCATTTTTATAAGTGCCAGGAAGTACATCTTTCAACTTTGTTTTTATTATCCAATCGCCATCGTCATCCTCACGCACAGGTGGGTCAGATAGTTTAAGCTTTTGTTTACCTGTCTCCTCCAGTTTACTTTGATATTCAGCGTCGAATAGTGGTTGAAGCTGTGTGTTGATAGCCTCTGCTTCTTCCTTTGTTACTATTAAATCACAACTGTATTCACCTTGATCGTTAAATCTTGTGTTAGGTGTATTTACATTAGGATACTTTGCTGTACCTACTGGTGTTACAATTTGTGGGTGTTTTGTTCTATTTTTTCCTACCATTGTCTCTCTTTCTTTATTGTGTTTATTATGAAAATATATACTGACAGTCGTTAAGTGCCGACACATCTAAAGTGCCAAGTTCAGGGTTGTCTTCCAGTGTACATCCTCTTTGTGCTTCAATCTCGTCCTTGAACTTGTTGACAAGATCGTCGCTAAAGTGTTGTTCGTAAATCTCTCTTAGTTGTTCGTGCATTTTCGGTGCGTTAGGGCTTTGAGTTGCAAAGCTATCGTGTATACTTGCTATACAATAATCACTTTTGCAAGCTAATTCCATCATAACAGATGAGTCAAGACTATGTATATAATTAGGTACAATAGCTCGTGCCATTCTTCTACTACATATTCCTTTCTGTTTGTTGTTAAAAGCAAGAATAGTGTTTTGCATATTTAAAATGCTACTCACTTTAATTATTGTTTGCTCGTATAAAGCTTGTACAATTTCTAATCCAAAAGGTGTGGTCCACTTGATAGGTTTGTCAGTCCTCGCTATATTTTTAAACCACTTCATCAATTCTAAATGTGGTTGGATTAAAGCGTTGGCTTTGTCGTTGATTAAAGAAGCTAAGTATATCATAGCCTCGTTGAAATCTTCCTTGCTGAACGGACTACCTAGTCCCTCCTTAAGTCGTTTAACAACAGCATCTTCCAGTGCATCTTTACTTGTGTATCCATTCATTCCAAACGGTTTACACATCACTATCTTCTTAGTAAAGCTACGGTCTATTCCAAACTTTAACCAATCTCCAGCCAAGCTGTTCTTACTTTTATCTTTCATCAACCTATCGTACACTTGATCAGCTACTTCCTGATAGATATCCTGTGGTTTCTGGTTAGGTATTAAGTTAACGTGGTGTCCAGACTCTTCATCCCTTGTTAACAAAGATAAAATCTGTATGCCATTACAACTAGCGTCCATGTGACAAGGTAACTTAGTTTCAAATCCCCATCCTTGCTGTTTAAATTCTGCAAATTCAAAACAAAAGTGTATGAAAGCCCACGGATCACTCGCTTCTTGCCACCAAGTATGCTCACAAGGATCATTTGCACTTTCAAGTATCAAGTCTTTCTTCTTATCTATCCAATCCAAGCGTTTAACATAACTTCCTTTTACTCCAAACACATTAGCTCCGTGAATCCTTAACCATCTACTATCTTCGTAGTTATTTATAGGTACTCCCTTGGCAAATTGTAAAGCACTCCTTCCAAAGTCACATGATTGTGGGTTAACATAACTAGGTATTGAATACACCCTTCCTCTATAGTCCATTTGATAAGGAAAGTAGAACTCATCCATCTCAGCGTATCGTTTTGCAATGTTAAGGATCTTCAAGCACCTCATACGCTGTCCGTTACTCCTTAAATTATATTCGTATATCTCTTTTTGTTTACGCTTCCATTCAGTGAAAGCTTCAGGGTCTGTTTCAGATAATCGAGGTACAATGTCAAGTGGTTCAAGCAGTTCACTCTTCTCCATTCCTCCAATCGTTAGGTCTTTACTCCAAGCCCAAGTCATAAGGTTTAACATCTTCGGATTAATCTTCCAAGCTACTCGTTGAAGTTTATTTAAGGGTTCGTAAGCTGGGCTAAGGTCTCTGTGTTTTATACCGTCGTTATTCTTGATCTTCATTATCGGAAGAGTAGGTAGTCCTTCACTGTTATATCCTCCTCCGTAGTTATCAATCCAGTCAACAGGTGGTTTAGGTGTAGCTAAATAGAACGGACGGATAACCTCACAATTCTCATCGTATTTATTTACCCAAGCGTACAATTCTTTATTAGGGGCTATGACTTTCCGTTTAACTTTATTATAAGTGTACTTGATTTTAACGTGAAATAAATTAGAGTGCATTCGAATCAATTCAATCAACCAAGAACCAAGCATTATCTTGTTACGCTTACTCCAAAGTTCAAACCTTTGATACCTTCCTTGTTTGTGATACTTTCTTTCTTTATCCCAAAACTTATTAACAAATCTATTCCTTGTAAGTACATCCTTTTGGTCTCGTTTTAATAACAACCAATCACTCTCCGTGACATTCTCTTTAAAATAACGGACACGTAC